AGCTAGCGCAGGCCAAGTTCGTGCGCCCAAATCCCTGGTGATGTCGCGGGGTACGGAAATCTCTCGCCGTTATGAGTGTTCAGCAAGTATCCTTAACAGGACCATGATCGGATATGCCTACATACAACCGGTTTTGCTGTATAATACAAAATTTAAAAGGCTAAAAGAAGGGTAATTCCCTAACGGCTATACATATGTTAGCGTATGTGTATAGACTGCCGTCATTGTAAAGACGGAGTGAGCAGGTACCGGATGACCGCCTGCGCTAAATGTAAAGTATTATGTACAAATATACTGCAAATTGTACAAAATAGTTTACATTTTGTAGCTCTAACGCTATGTGACTTGCGTACTCGGATAATGCAAATCAAAAACTTTGCCCTTAACGGGCAAAGTGTGACCATTGTATCTGGATAATATTAAACACTTCGTGTTAAAGAAATAAAATGTGTTTGAGCGATAGCGAAAACACAGACGAACTATGTTCGTCTCTAATAAATACTGAGTTATGAAAATCTTTGATATTATCTGCGAACAATCTAAAACACCTGTATTAAGGCAAATTGATGGCAAATGGTCTTGGGAATTTCCTAATGGTGAAAAACTTAGTGGATTTCCTAATAGACAAAGTGCCGTAGATTGGGCAAAATCAGATACTGGTAAAGCAGAATTTGCTAAAAGAAGCACAGTAGTTCCATCGACACAATCAACACCTAGTTCTCAGCCACAGCAATCGGCTAAATCATCAAATGGCAATGCATCTGTAACAAAAACTACAACTTATAGAGGTACTGCTGAAGAAGTTAAAAAATTGATACAAGCAGATCAAGAACGTTATGGTCGATTATCTGATGACGAAATAGTTAAAAAAACAAGTCAAGTTACAGGATTAAGCCCTGCAAAGTCAAGAGCTATTAGAAAATTAGAAATTTTTGTCAGTAGTATGACTCTTCTTGCTCCATTTATTGGCTATTACGCCAATAAAAGTTTTTGGATTAAAGAACACGGGGAAGAAGATTTAGAAATATTTCAAAGTGTGTATATGGAGCACATTAAAGCTCAGATTGGAATTATAGCCGCAGGAACAGCTGGCATTTTCAGCCGCAGAGCTGCTACAGCTAATGCCTTAGCAGTTATTGCTGTTTTAGGTACTTTAACTGGGGATTGGGACACACCTGACGGATTATGGAAAAAAATTCTTATCACTGCTCCGACAGCATTTGCAGTTAAGTATGCCCCTAAAATTGCACTACCTATTATTGTAGGTTGGTTACAGACTCCTGCAGGTAGAACGTTTATCTATAATACAATTTTTAATTCAATGTTCGGTACTGCGTGGGACGCAATGAATGTGATAGCTACCGGAGTTTTAGGCCAAATTAAATCTAACGATCAAAGCGATTCAAAGTAAAGCCATTCTAGTTTTCTGAGTTAATTCAATATTTTCTGCGATTAAATCGTTCATAATTTTACGATCTTCGTAGGAATAAACATGAAATAGGTCGTGACTAGTAACACCTCCACGCATATACCAACTTATTCTGAATATTTCGTCTTTGATATTTTTGGCCTGTTTTTCAATACGCTCTAACATTTCTATAATGTCAGAGTTCGACATTGAAGTTAGCCTTTGCCGAAAAAATTTGACTGATCCATTTGTACTTCTAATTCAGCATGAGTACCGCATTCGGGACAGTCAACTGGCAGTGTAGGCAGTGTCCACTGTTTTCGATTTTCTTCAATTTTTTGTTTGATATATTCAAACATACTCTTTTCACTGTTCTTAAGCCATTCTTTGATAAACTCTTTCTGGTCAACAACGCCGTCCGGTGTTTCAACCGAATCAACACCGTCGATAAAAATTTGAGTTTGCAGTAATGCTAATTCTTGATACAATTTGGTAATTTCTTCCTGTTGCCTATTTTGATCTTCAATATCATAAAGCGAAGACAATTTTTTTTGTAGTTTAAAATTTTCTAAATTATATTCAGTCATACGTTTATAACTCAGAGGACTAATATGAACAGTTAAATCTCCCATGATAACTTTGTTATCATAGGTTTTTCCTCCGTAATGCTCAATCATTTTAGTTAAATCAACTTCAAAATCATTAACCGCTGTACAATTTTTACAGGTATGTGTAATACCCATGTTTTGCCCATAAGTTGCAACTCTTATAGCAATTAATAATAGATCTAAATCTAGGCTACAAACTTCCCATGCATTTTTTATATTAGGACAGCAGCTTTCTATAATTTTAACTGTAGTCTCTCCGTTGAATAAAGCATCAGGAGTTTTCATCATAATTTCATCCATACCAGTCATACCAAATATAGGCATCTGTTCTAAATTGCCTTCTAATGTTCCTGATTTAGAAAACAGCCCGCGGCTAGGCAGACCTACAAATAATTTTGGTTGACGAAAATACTTTTGTAATGGATTTCCTGACATGTGAACTCCGATAAATATATAGATACCGTATTTATATACGCAGAAAACCACTTTAAAAATTATGAGTATGACCAGAGACGAACTAAAAGATGTGCTTCGAGAAGCAGCCCAACTAGGGTATTTTGGAGGTATGGGTCTTGGCTCTGCGGCCCCTTCTACAGCAGCTCCTACTCCTGGACCATCTAGTTCTGGATTTGCAAATTCTCTTAAAAATGCAGGAGAGGTAGCTGGACAAGCAGCATCTGCTATGGCAGGAGCATTTAAAAAAGCAGCAGACGGTGGTTTGAAATTCAGTGATTTATCTGGTCTAGCGCAAGGTTTAGGATCAAGTTTTGGTAGAGTTGTGCCTTTTGCTGACACGCTAGGCAAAAGTTTAGGCGGTGTTGGAGAATATGCTCAGCAATCTGTAGACAGAATGCGAGATTTCAGCAAAGTTGGCGCAGGATTTGGCGGCGACGCAATGGCCATGCGAGAAAGCATTGCCGGAACTCGCATGGGGTTTGATGAGTATTCGAGATTTTTAAGAGATAATGCCAGAAATTTAACTGCTTTTGGTGGTACTGCAACTGAAGGCGCTAAAGCATTTAATAATTTTAGCAAAGAATTTTTTGATACTCAGGCAGCTGACAAACTAAGATTATTAGGTTATACTACAGAGGAATTAAATGGTGCATTAGGTCTAAGTATCAGTGCAAGAAGAAATGCTGACTTAAGAGAAGGTGCTGGCAGAGAAGAAGCTCTACGAAGTGCTGCTGCATTGGCTACAGAAATGGATGCAGTAGCTAGACTTACTGGCAAAAGCAGAGAAGAACAACAACGTGCTATTCAATCAGCTCAGGCCGATGTACAAGCTAGAGCTGCTATTGATTTAGCCATTCGTCGAGGCGGTAAATTTGCAGAAGAAGGTTTCACTGCCGTAACTGCTAGTTTACAAAGATTTGGAGGTGCTGACGGTCCTGTAGGAAAACTAACTAGAGACTTAATGGCATTTGGAGGACCAACAAAAGAAACCGCAGCTACAATGAGCGCATTAGGACCAGCCGGTGCAGAATTAAGTCGTGCTATTGCTGCTGTTAAAACAGCTAAAACAGAAGAAGAAAAAGAAGCAGCATTAGCTCGTGTTCGTAGGGCTCAAGATTCTATTGCGGCTGTACAACAAAGTGATACTTTTAAACAACAGGTAGCTATAGGTGCTCAAGGATTTGTTGACATAGCTAAAGGCAGTGCAGAATATAATGCTGGATTACAAAAATATGCAGCAGAAAATAAATTAAATCTCAGTGACAGTGCTCAACGTGCTCGCGCTGTAGCAGGTTTTGAGGCGCAGGCAGCTGCGGAAAGAAAACAAGCTGCCGAAACAGCTAAAGGTGGAACTAAAGCAGTAAGTGATAGTGTCATCTTAACAGAAAATCGATTAAGAGATTTTAGTGCTAGTTTACAAACTAATCTTATGAAACCGTTAGGTGAATTAGGAAATAAGCTAGGTGATATTAATAAACAATTAGGCAATCAAAAGTTTTTAGGTGCACCTGAAGGTCCTAGTGCTCGTCAGGTAATGAACGCTCAAACAGGAGATTTAGTAAAAGGTATTGTAGAACAGGCAGATAAAGTTACTCAAAAACAACGTGAGAGAGAAGATAAAGCTGCTGGTGTTTCACCTGAAACTGTTGAAAGAATTCAAAACAAACCACCTCAACAACGAACACCAGAAGAAAACGAAATACTAAGAAGAAGAGAGCAAAAAGAATCTAGAGAATCAGGAGCAAATTTTGGATTAGGTGATTTATTTAGGCAAACACCTGGCAATGTAAGAATAGTGCCAGGATCAGGCACACCTCCAACAGCGGCACCTACTATACCAACACGTGATGTAGGTACACTAGGCATGACTGGACAGTTATTTGAAAAACAAGACTTTTTTGGTAAAGTAGCTAAAGGTGAAACTGTGATGACACCCGAGCAACTAACAAACTTAGTGAAAGGTGTAAAAGGATCAGGAATTGAATCTGCTGTTCAAGCATTTACTGGATCTATGAAACCGATGTCTGGTGCTGCAACTCCTAAAATGCCTAGCATAGACATTGGTAAAATTGGGAAAGATATCACTACTAGCCTATCAGTACCACCCGTTACAGGTATTGTTCCGTCTAATGACCCTAGTAAACAAGTAGAAGATAAATTTACTACAGCTTTTCAATCTATTGATTTTACAAACCTAAAAAATTCAGTTGGCCAAACGTTTAATAAATTAGCAGAAAATACTAAAAATATCATTCCACCTGCAGACAAATTTAACGACTTATCCACAAAACTTACTACTGATTTAACTAAATCATTTCAAACTATAGATTTATCTCCTAGAGATTTTAGTGATATTTCTAAACAAATAGAAAAAGATATTGCAAATTTTAAAACAAATTTAAACACAGATTTATCCAACAACCTACAGTCAGTAAATTTAGACACAACTAAATTAACAGAAAATTTAGAATTTCAACCAGGTAATTTTGATGAACTTAAAATTGCCGCGGAAAAAAGTCTATTAAATTTTCAAAATAGTTTTGATTTTACAAAATTAGATTTTTCAAATTTTGGCTCAACTATTACTGAAAACTTTTTAGATTTTGGAACAAATTTTGGTACAGAAATATCAGATCAACTGGCACTATTAGAATCTGCTCGTGATGATTTTGAATCTAGTTTTAACGATTATTCATCATTGTTTTCAGATGTAATGGAAGTTGAACAAGCAGTTAACGATGATAGGATATTAGATTTAGATCAACAACTTCAAAATTTAGATAGGCAAACTAGCGTAAATTCTATAGATAGAATGGCAATTCAGATTGAGAAACAACAAGCTGAAAAAGATATGGAATTAGCTGGAGAACGTAGAAAAAATCTTTTAGTTGAAACTGTAAATTTAGCCAATAAAGAAGAACAAATAAGATATGATGTAGCACAAATGAAACTACATCGTGATGCTATAGAAAAAGACAAACAATTAGATAAAGAAGATTTAGAAGCAGCAGAAACTGAATTGGCACAGATTAATGATGCTATGGCTAACACTCAAGATGCTGTAGCCCTTAATGAATTAGAAATGGCCAAATCTGCCAAGTTACAAGAAGTTAATGAACTTAAAACAAGAATAGCCAGTGAAGAGCAAAAAATTATTGATAAGAATTCAGAAATAGCATTACGAGAATTAGAATTAAATGATACAAGAGAAGAATTAGCTGAAGCAGATGCAGCATACATTAAGGCCGATGAAGAATATTATGATGCTAAAGAACGTTTGATTACTGCTCAGTTAGAAGAAGTTTTAGCACAACCCGAACCGGAAGCACCAGCATTTGATGAAATGGCTGGCGTTGATGAAGCTATTGCTAGACAACAGAGACAACAGGCAGAAGTAAAAACACCTGGTACATCTTCGGCCTATAAGTCGATGATTGATAAAGTATTTGGATCATTTACACCTCCAAGTAAGGCTACTGCCGAAGCAGATGCTGCCAAAGCTAATTTAGCTCAAAAGGCCTCGGCCCCGCAGACAGAATCTACAAAATCAGCAGATAAAACTCAATCAACTTCTAAACCCGTTGAAGCAGAAACTAAAAAAGCTCCAGCAGCTAAGGAAGCTACCTTAACTGACCTTCATAGAAGTTTAGAACTATTAAATAAGCAGATGGGCCAACTAATTGCTGAAACTAATAGAGTGGCAGAAACTGCCACTGGGCAACTACGTGCAACAAAAGGTCTTTCTAAAGACGGCTTTGCGAGAACATAATGAGTTGGAAAAAATATTTTACTCCAGTACAAACAGCAACACCTACGGACGGTACTTACAGTGCGATTTCTGCACCAGGTAGCCGTGCGGGCCCGGCTAGAACAAACTACAGCAGTTACCTACCAGATCTATATACCGGTAGTCCAAATCGTGTAGAAAGGTATTTACAATATGATACCATGGACATGGATTCAGAAGTAAATGCAGCCTTAGATATTTTAGCAGAATTTTGCAGTCAAAAAAACAGAGAAAATAATACTCCTTTCAGTTTGCAGTTTAGGTCAAAGGCTACAAACAGTGAAATTAGAATTCTCAAAGAATATCTACAACAATGGACTAAGTTACAGTTATTTGATACACGCATTTTTAGAATAGTGAGAAATGTATTCAAATATGGCGATTGTTTTTTCTTGAGAGATCCAGAAACAAAAAAATGGATGTATATTGATCCAGGTAAAATTACCAAGGTAATTGTCAATGAAAGTGAAGGTAAAAAGCCTGAACAGTATGTTATTAAAGATTTGAATCCAAATTTTCAAAATCTAGTTGTAACAACAATACATCCTAACACTACAAATACTACAAATAGGGGTACAACTTATGCAGCCGGCGGCCACGCAGCCAAAGGTATGACTGGTGCATATCCTGTGCCTAGTGGTACTAGATTTGATCTTACAGAAAACGAACGTGCTATTGATGCTAATCATGTTATACACCTAAGTTTAAGTGAAGGATTAGATAATAATTTTCCTTTTGGAATAAGTTTGTTAGAAAGTATTTTTAAAGTATTCAAACAAAAAGAATTACTTGAAGATGCTATCATTATCTATCGTGTACAAAGAGCACCAGAACGCCGAGTATTTTATGTTGATGTAGGTAATATGCCCAGTCACTTAGCTATGGGATTTGTTGAACGTGTGAAAAATGAAATTCATCAACGAAGAATTCCATCCTCAACGGGCGGCGGAACTAATGTTATTGATTCAGCATATAATCCATTATCTATTAACGAAGATTATTTCTTTCCTCAAACTGCTGAAGGTAGAGGAAGTAAGGTTGAAACGTTACCAGGCGGCACTAATTTAGGCGAAATTGATGATTTAAAATTCTTTACTAATAAACTGTTTAGAGGTTTAAGAATTCCATCGAGTTATTTGCCAACTGGTGCAGACGATAGTCAGGCTCAATATAATGATGGTCGAGTAGGCACAGCTTATATACAAGAATTACGCTTTAACAACTATTGCATTCGCCTACAAAATTTAATTGCAGGTATATTTGATCAAGAATTTAAATTCTATTTGCATGAACGTGGTGTAAACATTGATACTAGCTTGTTTGAAGTAAAACTACAGCCGCCAATGAACTTTGCATCTTATCGTCAAAGTGAAGTTGATGGACAGCGTATCAACACATTTAACACTATACAACAGGTTCCATTTATCAGTAAACGTTTTGCTCTAAAACGTTTCTTAGGACTTAGCGAAGAAGAAGTAGCAGAAAACGAACGCATGTGGGCTGAAGAACAAGGCCAATCTAAACCAATCCCAACTGACAGCAGTGGAGAATTGCGTGGTGCCGGAATAAGCAGTGCTGATATTGAATCAGATACAGAAGCAGCTACTGACAGTGAAGCTACACCAGAACAGGCCGCTGCGGCTGGAGAAGAAGCTGGTGCAGCACCAGCTGCTACTACACCTATAGCTCCAGCAGCACCAGCATAAATACACTATGATTCTCAGAGAGTTGTTTTATATTGATAAAGATACTAAAAATCTTTCAACAGATTTGAGGTATGATGCTGACCGTGATATCGCTAGAATTTCTCCAAGTGATACTAGAAAAACTAGATTAACATTACGTCAGATTAATGAATTACGTAAAGCAAGTGATCAGCATATTCTAGAACAAGAAGCAGAATTAGATTTTATTAACAAAATGTACAACGCTCAGCCTCCGCAGGCTGCTAGTTAATCAAAAGATAAAATACAGTTAAAAGGACTGTATGAAAAGTTTTGTTTTAGGTAACGGCAAAAGCCGCCTTAATATTGATCCTAGAGAACTTAGACCCTACGGCAAAATCTATGGGTGCAATGCCCTTTACAGAGAGTACGAACCAGACTACTTGATTGCTGTAGATCCAAAAATGATTTTTGAAATCAATGAATCTGGTTATCAAAAAACGCATGAAGTCTGGACAAATCCCAACGCTAGATACAAAAACTTTAACGGTTTTAACTATTTTCAACCTAGTTTAGGATGGAGTTCGGGTCCTACTGCACTAGAATTAGCTGCAAGACACCACCCTACAGAAATTTATTTTTTTGGTTTCGATCTAGAAGGCATTGCAGGAAAATTTAACAATGTTTATGCTGATACTAAGAATTACAAACGAAGTGTAGACCATGCCACTTATTACGGTAATTGGCAACGTCAAACTGAAAAAGTAATTAGTGACCATAAGAATATAAAATTTTTTCGAGTAGTAGAAGATAAGTATTACGATCCAAATTGGCACATGCCTAACTTTAGACATTTAAGATTTACTGAACTTAGGCAACAAATGAGAACATGGTTGAAAAAAGTATAGTTTTTCAACCATTTTGCCGCATTTATTACAGATATTTGTAAATATATTCAACAGCCTTGTGACTATAGGAGAACTAACATGACTGATCGCTCAAAATTTGAGCAAATGCTCGAGTACCTGGTCAATGAAGATCAGACCAAAGCCAAAGAACTTTTCCACCAAATCGTTGTAGAAAAGAGCCGTGAAATCTATGAAAATCTTCTAGCCGAAGAAATGGAAGAAGATGACGTAGAAGAAGCTCGCGAAGAGGAAGAGGAAGGAATGGAAGAAGCCCGTGCCGAAGAAGAAGAAGGCATGGAAGAAGGAATGGAAGAAGAGGAAGAAGAAGGCCAAGAAGAAGGCTTTGATCTTTCCATGGAAGCCGGTGAAGAAGAGGAAGAAGAAGGAATTCCTCCAATGGACATGACTGCCGACTTAGAAGCCGATACAATGGACGGCGACACTCAAGACAATATGGGTAAATTGCCCGACGAAATTGCCAGTAGCATTGATGATCTAATTGCTGATCTAGCCGCTGCATTTGATGGTGAGGCAGATGCTGGTAAAGACGACGAAATGGATGCAATGCCAGATGACGAAGAAGACAAGCCAGAAGAAGCCTTTCAATTTGAAGATGAGCAACTAATGCGCGAATATGTTGAAAAAGTCGGCGAAGCTTACAAAGGCGGTAAAGCTGCTGGTACAACAGAAGCATCTGGTGCTAACACAAAGAGCACTGTAGCCAGTAAGAACGACATGGGCGGCACAACAGAAAACATTGCACGTGGTGGAGAAGGTGGTGGCAAGGCCCACGGACTACCAGGTCATAGCAGTGCAAAAGTAGAAAACTTTGGAAATATTAACGTGCCTGGTGGAAAAGCTGGTTCAGCTTTTAAGAAGAGCCAACCGGGCCATGGTGCTGAAAAGAAAGGTACTGCTGAAAAAGCCGATAATAAGATGAGTCCTATTAGCGGTTTAAAGAGCCGTGCTAAGTAAGGCCTAGACAATGCTATATCTACGCGAAAACCTTTCATTTACACAGGCTAATATTGTTGTCGAATCTGATGATAAAGACGGCAAAAACCTTTTTATGAAAGGTATTTTCATTCAAGGTGGCATTAAAAATGCTAACCAAAGAGTGTATCCTGTACAAGAAATATCTAGAGCAGTTAAGACATTAAATGATCAAATTGCCAACGGATATTCTGTATGTGGAGAAGTAGATCATCCGGACGATTTAAAAATTAATTTGGACCGTGTAAGCCATATGATTACAGACATGTGGATGGACGGTCCAAATGGTTATGGAAAATTAAAAATTTTACCTACACCAATGGGACAACTAGTGTCAACTATGTTAGGCAGTGGAGTCAAATTAGGTGTAAGTAGCAGAGGATCTGGAAACGTCAAAGATGACGGTTCAGGTGAAGTTAGCGACTTTGAAATTATTACAGTTGATATTGTCGCACAACCTAGTGCTCCAGGAGCTTATCCTACACCAATCTATGAACATCTTATGAATAACAGAGGTGGTTATAGTGCTCTGCGTATAGCGCGAGAAGTTAAGGGTGACCCAAAAGCACAAAAATATCTCAAGGAAAGCCTATTACGTATAATAGGCGGACTCCAATAACAAGGAGGATCACATGTTGGATTCATTGAAAACTTTGTTCGAAAACAATGTGATTTCTGAAGAGATGAGAGCAGAGATCGAAAAAGCATGGGAAGCTAAAGTCACTGAAAATCGTGAATTTGTAACTCAACAACTACGCGAAGAATTCGCTCAAAAGTATGAACATGACAAACAAGTTATGGTCGAAGCTATTGATCGTATGATTGCAGAACAGTTAGCTGAAGAGATCTCAGAATTCAAAGAAGACAGAAAACAATTAGCCGAAGCTAAGGCTAAGATGATGAAGAAAGCCAAAGAAGACGAAAAGAAAATCAAAGAATTTGTTTTCCGTCAATTAGCTTCTGAAGTTTCTGAGCTTCACGAAGATCAAAAACAGGCAGCTGAAAAGTTTTCTAAACTCGAAGCATTTGTAATTGATGCTCTATCTGAAGAAATTGCAGAGTTCTATAAGGACAAGAAAGACCTTGCTGAAACAAAAGTACGTTTAGTACGTGAAGGCAAGCAACAAATTGCTCAAATTAAAGAGAAATTTGTGAAACGTGCTGCTCAAATGGTTGAATCAATGGTTACCGAAGGACTCGGAAGAGAAATTCATCAACTCAAAGAAGATATCGAACAGGCACGTAGAAATGATTTTGGTCGTAAGTTATTCGAAGCATTTGCATCAGAATATCAAACCAGTTATCTAAATGAGAAAAGCGAAACTTCAAAATTGCTCAAAGTCATAGACTTGAAAGACATTGCTATTGCAGAAGCTAAAACTGAAGCAATTAAGCATAGTCAACTAGTAGAAAGCAAAGAACGTGAAATCGCTCGTCTCAAAGATACAAATCAAAGACAGGCAATTCTAAGTGAATTATGCACTCCTTTACCAAAGGATCAGGCAGAAATCATGCAAGAGCTGTTAGAAAGTGTTCAGACTGTGAAGTTACGCGACAGTTTTAACAAATATCTACCAGCTGTTATTGCCGGTGAAACACCTAAGAAAAAGCAGGCATTAGTAGAGGCAACCGAAGTAACAGGCAACAAAATTACCAACAGCGTAAGTAGTAGCGAGAGCGAGTCAAACATTTTCGATATTCGTCGCCTTGCTGGTTTAAAATAAATTAAGGAGAAATTTAAATGTCAGAACTACTAACAGGCCGTTGGGCAGAAACCAAAGAGGCACTTCTTGAAGGCCTACAAGGCACCAAGAAAAGTGTAATGGCTGTAACTTTAGAGAATACTCGTAAGTATCTCGCTGAGTCTGCATCCGCAGGTGCTACTTCTGCCGGCAACGTCGCAACCCTAAACCGCGTGATTCTTCCAGTAATCCGTCGTGTAATGCCAACCGTTATTGCTAACGAATTAGTTGGCGTACAACCAATGACTGGTCCAGTTGGTCAGATCCATACTCTACGTGTTCGCTATGCTGACACTAGTGCTGGAGCTGGTATCCTAGCTGGTGAAGAGGCACTAAGCCCATTCAAGATTGCAGCCAGCTACTCAGGTAATGCTGCTGCTGCAACACCTAAAGCTGGTTCAACAGCTACTCTAGAAGGCCAGGCTGGTAACAGAATGAGCATTCAGATCCTCAAGCAAGTAGTTGAGGCTAAGACTCGTAAGTTGAGTGCTCGTTGGACATTTGAAGCTGCTCAAGATGCACAAGCTCAACAAGGCATTGACATCGAAGCAGAAATCATGGCTGCTTTAGCACAAGAAATCACTGCTGAAATTGATCAAGAAATCTTAACAAGCCTACGTGCCCTAGCTGGTACTGCTGTTGAGACATACGATCAAACATCAGTAAGTGGTACTGCTACATTCGTTGGTGACGAACACGCTGCTCTAGCTGTTCAGATCAACCGTGTTGCTAACCTAATTGCTCAGCGTACACGTCGTGGTGCTGGTAACTACGCTGTTGTATCACCTTTAGCATTAACAATTCTACAGAGTGCTACAACAAGTGCATTTGCTCGCACAACATAAGGTACATTTGAAGCCCCAACAAACACCAAGTTTGTTGGTACACTCAATAGTGCTATGAAAGTGTATGTTGACAGCTATGCTAATGATAGTACCAGTATCCTTATTGGATACAAGGGCGGTAGCGAAAGCGATGCCCCAGCATTCTATTGCCCATACATTCCATTGATGAGCAGTGGTGTTGTACTAGATCCATCAACCTTCGAACCAGTCGTATCATTTATGACACGTTATGGTTATGTAGAGTTGACAAACACAGCGTCATCTCTTGGTAACGCTGCTGACTACTTAGGTCTAGTTGCTATTACATCAGCTAACGTTAAGTTTAGTTAATAAATCCTTTTTCACAAGAAGGCTTAAAGCGGGTGGCAACACCCGCTTTTCTTTTGCAGCATAATATTTGACTAAATATTATGTCTATCAAAATGTTTCAGTTAACTGAACTTATGCAGTAGTCCACTGCGTAGACCTAGAACGTCAAATTAAAGGAGAAAACAATGGGACGTCCACTAAGAAAAGATGTCAGAGGTACTGACGTAATCAATACACCAGCTGGCGCAGCCACAGGTATTACAGTAAAATTTCATGACGGCAGTTCGTTAAGATCTGACGGTGTGATTATTAAACAACGCGGCGCAAAAACATTTTTAGTTTGCCGTGTAGGAGATATTGGAACCACTGCAAATTATGCAACTGCTGTTCTTAAAAATGGAACACCTAGTGCTGCCGGTGAAATGCAAATGACTGGTTCAACTACAGGCCAATTAGATGCAGGTTTAGTTAATATTGCAAAAATCACCAAACGTGTAGCCACTGACTTCAGCGGCAATCGTTATACATGGTATTTAGAA